TAGTTATTACTTGACGGATCGTAGCTACTCGCGCGCATAGAAAGATATCGCGCTGTGTGCTACTCGCCTATCCCAGATCCGGGGCAGTGGACCGTGGATCAAAGCAAGAAAATATTTTTCAAATATGTATACAAACTAACAAACAATGTGGTATAATACCAATTGTCTGTATCTTCTAAGCCTGGGCGGCTATAAGATGCTTTGTTTTTCAAGGAGATCTCGCTAGCATTGATCGAAAGATTAGTGCTAGCTTCATTACTTTTCTCCTAAATATTTCGTCGATAAGTTTTTTGCAAATTCTTCTGGTTCTATGTCTTTCAGTGGAGTTTCAGTTATGTAAGCATTCCAAGCAATGCCGTTGTACACAATGTTCTTTTTGTTGTCAATAGTCAACTTTAACCATCTGTCTGGGGACAATGACTCTGAAAGCTTGCCATCTATTATTAAATTGGTGAAAATCACTACAATAGGTGGATCAAAAATTGCTTCTTTGTAGTTTCCATACATGGCGTCTACTATATATCCATCCTTGATCTCTTCAATAGCTGCAAATAGATCTTTGTACGATTGGTCCTCGCCTTTAGACCGTGTAAGGTTGATTGTGAACAAATCAATTCGTTTTGAATCTGCTGTAACCTTAGTAACAGCTGACATTAAGCGGTCTACAGATGTAACGGGCAGTTTCTTTGAGTTTAGAACCTTTTGCCCTATGGCTAACCATTTTAGAAAAAACGATTTTCCACTATTTCCTTTTTCATCTTGCACTACAATTACGATTCTATCGCGGAAATACTTGATTTTAGTGGCCTTCGTCAGAAAATCAAATAAGTCTTGTTGCCATGCTGTCAACTTCGTCGTTGAGTACTCCATCGAGAATTTCTCCTTTTTTCCACAAAAATAAGGTCCACTAATTCTGCCTTCGTCTTTAGTGACGTAATCTTCAGAAGCCTGGTTGCTATAGCTTCGCGAAAGAGTGAGGCCTGAGACGCCCTTAAATCGTCTCTCAAACAATCTTAGGACCGAAATCTTCGACTGTCTAGGTCCTATCAGGGTCAATGTTCCTTGATAGTGCACCTTACCTTTGATTGTACCACATTCTTCCTGGAAAATAGCAGTTTCTGAAATATTATTTAGAAAATTTATAAGATCTGCTACCGGGGGTAGCTTTTTTTGAGAAATATTGGTGTCCCAGGTGAAGCACCAGTATTTTGTATTATTTTGAGTCGTAAATTTTTTATCCGTTGTCATGAAATTTTATCCTCCTAAGAGCTAAATTAAGAGTATGACCGAGGGGAACGGGGTTCGGTTTTTAGGGCACTGCGTTGTCACTCCATATTAACCTCCCCCTTTTTCCCCCTCGTTCTTCTACTCTTATATATATTGAGGGTAGGGTATTTTGGTAGATTGCCAAAATTCTACCTAGAGCTGTCTATTCGTTTTGAATTTGAATAATGCTCGGATCCTTGTTTTTTAGGTGGTAGATCTACCACTTTTGGATCTGTAACTGTTTTTTTCGTACTATTCCCATCATCCGGACACAAATGAATCTTCGTAATATGTGTCCCGAGGCCCAGTCATGTAGTTTTTGAGCTACGTTGTCTGAGACGAACTAAGGTCTTAGACTGGGAAGTACTGGCTCATTGCCGCCGGGCTAGTGCTCAGGCCACACGGGCCGGATTTAGGAGTAATAACA